AAAATATTGCATTTCACCAAAACTACTTGATGTATTTTCTTCTACTGAATCTGGGTGTTTTATAATAAATCCATTATTATCTACACCTGTTGGATAAGTATCTCCTGCAAATAAACTTGCTGAATGTTTTTGTACTATTGAAGTTACATCCATATCAATATCTAAACTATCACTATTTAAAAATTGTTGTGTAGCATTAAAACCACTACCTGTATACCAACTTCCTCCTCCTTTTTCTAACCCACTTCCTGTTAAAATTGATCCTGTAGTTCCAGCTTGAAAACTTGATGTTGGCCATGGTGATTGAGTTACACTATTATCTCTAAATTTCCATGTAACTCCATTAGAACTTGTAGGTAAATTTGAATATCTACCTGATCCTTCATGCCATGATTGAGACACAGCAAATGCTTCTATATTAAGAACAGTAGTTAAAGTTTGTGGTTGTACAGTTGTTAGTTGAAGATTTGCTTTTGTTGTTCCATCATTAAATTTTGTAGAACCAATTGTATCTGAAATTACTGATTTTACTTCTTCATTTTTAAATTTAATTAAAATTCTTGAAGGATTATGTCTTGAATTAGTAGTTCCTCTTTCTTTTACAAGTTCTAAGATTTCATCTTTACCTGTATTCATAAGGGTTCTATCTGGGTGACTATATATTGTTGAGTCTATTTCTGGAAATATTGAGTAGTATGCCATTTTTAATAAATTATTACTCGACCATTAATGTCTGAGTTTGGATATTTTAATTCGAAAATACTTGGGTCTAATGAAGGATATATTACTCCTCTTTTAGTAGCTCCCATAAAATCATATTTATATTGTGAATAACCTAATGATGCCCCATTTTTATTTTTAAGTTCTACTTTTTCTACTGTTTGAACTCCTCTTACTCCTGCTATTAAATTTTCTACTTCAGATATTATAATAGGTTGATTTACTTGCCAGTTATCAATATTAAAATGATCTTTTAATTCAGTAATACATTCTAAAATTACTTCATTATTATTATAACTTTTAAAAGCAGTTATTTCAAAATCAAGAGAAAAATTAATGATAAATGCATTTTTTATATTAATTGCATCTGTTAACATTCTAAATTGTTCAAGATATGTTGATAAATTAGTTTTCGTAGCTTGATTAAGATTTGTTAAATTTTTATTAGAATCATATCCTAAAGTATATAAATTTAAAGCTAAGGGATTTGGAATACGATTAGGTTCTGTTGTAAGTGGTGATAATTGATCGTCTTGAGTTATGTAAGCTTTAGATACTCTTCCTAATTGAGAGGGCATAGATAAAGTTCTAATTAAATAATCCTCTTTAGTTACTGTTCTTTGTTGAGCTGCGAAATTAGCCATTGCGTTTTGTCTTATTTCTTCTATAGTTTCTCCTGCTCCACCACCTCTTGCTGCTTCTGGATTATTAACTGCTACTGAACTTTTTACGAAATTTAACATTCCTCTATTTAAACCAATTTTATTTGATGATAATAAAGTTTCTGTTTCTGTTATAGTATTTGCATTAACATTTGAATTTAATCCTCCTCCTACAATGTAAGTAATTGTTAATGTTGTATTTGCAGGTGTTTCTCCATAAGCTTTAGTATATAAAAAATTTGAAGGATCATATGCTACATCTAATTTACTTCTTCCATCATTAATTCCTAAACCTATATTATTAGGATCAGGTATTATACATGAATCTGAGTTAGTTGTTGATCCAGGTCCAAATTGAATTTCTAATGTATTATCTTGTTTAAAACGTGTTACAAATCTTTTTGGTGATTTTCTTATTTTTAAAAGATAAGGTGTTTGTTGATTATATTGATGTAAATCAGGATCATTAGCTGCATTGTTTTTTAATTGTTCAAATATAGTATCCTGAGCTAAATAAGGGACTTCTGTCCAATTATTTCCATCTGAATCTATTATTGATTCTATTGATATTATATCTTTATCAAATAGGCTTAATGTTTTAAATTGTTCAGCATTACCTATAGTAAAGGTTTTTGTTTTTTTAGTTCCTGATATTGATTTTACTTTCTTTTTTAATAAATAATATTCTGGATTATTTGATGAATCAAACTGATATATACTTGTTACTGTAGGATCAAAAGAAGAAGAAAAACCAAATCTTACATCATCTGTTGTGTAAAATCTAGAGCCTTCAGTTGAATTAAAAGTAGATCCTGCTTCTATATCTAATGTAAAACTATAATCAGGTAAATATTCTCCCGATATATTTATAGAAGGAACTAATTGGAATAATTCTAAATCAACAGAAGCTGCTGATGTTACTTTAGGTTTATACCCTAAAGCGTAAGATAAATTATATAAATTTTCTTTTTCTTGTGCTAATAATAAAAAACATTCTCTTAATTGTGTATCTGTATAAAAAGATAATACATCTCCTACATAAGATGCCATTTCAAGAAACATCATTCCAGGATTTCCTTCACTAAAATCATTAAAGTTATTAGGGAAATATATTTCCGCAAAATCTATTAATTTGTCTTTATAAGAATTATAATCTTTACTTAAATATTTAACATCCTTATCTTGTGTTTTATTTGATATTTTATTGTAAGCCATTATTGGTTAAAATTAAGTTGTATTGCATCTACAGTATTATCTGAATTAATACTATATGTTATTTTTATAAATAATAAATGTTCATCTTCTAAAAAATTAATATCTGTATCTATTAATGAAATTTCAGGTATATAAAAGTTTATTTGTGCATTTATTTCTGTATTTAAGGAATCTATGTCTATATTCTGTTCGAAAAGATGGTGTTTTAATCCTACACCAAAATTAGGTTCATTTACTCTTTCACCTTGTTCGGTTAATAAAAGATTTAATAAATTAGATTTTACTTGTTCTTTTAAAGTTTGAGTTCCTTTAAACATATTATTATCATCTAAAGGAAAAGCAACCCCAATACTAACATTTTTATTAATATCTAATGGACTTATTCTTCTTGTAGAATTTAATATAGGCATTTATTATCTTCCTTTTTTCTTAGTTATTGCTTTCATTAAACCACTATAATCTCTTGTTACTGCGTTTGCTACTGGTTCAGGCATTCCTGTTGTATCCATTGGTAATGGAGCTCCCGTTGCAAATGGTTGTGCCATATTTACAGGTGAATTTCCTGATTCTAAATTAGTATCTCCTGCTGCTGTCTCATTTAATAATGCATTTAAAGCTACGTCCTTTGTATAATTTTGATTTGGAATATCTTTTGTTATTAAAGGTTTTTTACCCATTATTTTCTCTTTTAAAGAGGATTGTTGAGGTATTTCAATCTTTTTTTCAGTATGTTCTATTATAGTTGGTTTAAGTTCATCACGTAAATCTTCTTTAAGTGATTTAATTTCTCTGCGTAACGCATAATCGATTTCTTCTCTAACTACTTTTCTAATTAGATTTTCAAAAGTTTTTGCTTTCATGTTTGTCTATGTTTGTTAATAAATATAAAATTTTTTAAGGTAATGGTACAGTTTTTACTTCATAGCTTGTTTGAAGATCATCTTCTGTTCTTATTAACCTTTCTATTATTTTTGTTTTTCCTTCTATTTCTAAATCTGCTAAAAGATCATTATATAATATAGTCATTTTATCTCGTATATTACTTGTATCTGTAGGTGTTAATGTTCCTTGTGCTGCTTTATCTATTGATATTTGAATTTGCTCATCTAATAAATTAGTATTTATATTTCCTTCATTATCCACTGGTGATTGATCAGCTACATTACATTTTTTAATATAATTTCTATATAAAAATATAGCAAAATCTTTTAATTTAGTTATTACTGCTATTAGGCCTTTAATTGCAGCAATGACTACTTCCATAATACTAAATAATTTTTCTATTGCTTTTAGTATTGTTGGTAAAGTTGCTACTATTGTTAAAGCTAATTTTGCATATTCTTTTATTTTACCAAGAATTAATCTTTTTTTCTCTGACATAAAATCAATAACTTTTCCATTAGCAAAAGGACCTGAAGAGGTTGCTAATGCTATTTCAGCTGCTATTACTACTATTAATAAAGCTGGTACTAAAATATCTTGTATTATTTCTAATATTTTTTTTATTTTAGGTATTATTTTATCTCTTATTTTTTTTAATTTTTTATCTATATTTTGAGTTTTTTCTAATCCTTTTTGGGGAATTTTTTTTAAATTATCTAAAAGATTAATAAGTTTTTCATATATTTTTGTCATTTTTGCTTGGGATCTAACGTCACAAGCATTAGATATAAATTTATCTTTTAGTTCATCTTTACTAGGAAGTTTTTCTTTTACTTTTTGAACTTGTTTTGTACCTTGATTTCTTAAATCTCCTTTAACTTTATAAAGCTGTTTGTCTATTTGACTGTTTATTAAATTTCTTATTGTAGTTGATGACATACTATGCTATTTTAGTTATTTTACTTTTAAAATTTTGAATATTATCTTTCAAATCTTCTATTTGTTGTTTTCTTAATGATAACATTGTTTTATTTGAAGGATTTGGACCAGTTGGTGCCCCAGGAGCTGTTGTTATAAATGCAACTTTTGTAACTAAATCATCAATTAATCCTTCAAGACATTCTAATAAATCTAATAACCAAATATCTCCTAAATAATCTCCTAATACTGCTGGTTCTGTAGGTAATATATCTTCTCCATATTCTCTTTTTAACCCTAAATAAATATTAGGAGAATTTATTACTACTTTACTTGCATTGTCTCCATCTTTTTTATCACTAGTATCAAAATGAATACTACCATTAGTACTAAATCCTATTGCTTTATTAGAAAATAAAAGAATAGCATCGTCTTTAGCATTAAATAATAATCTATCTGAATTTATTATTACTTGTTTTCCTTGATATATTTCTGGAGCGTCTGGTTTATAACTCATTTTATATTTGTTTTTTAGCGTAATCTATTAAAGTTTGTTGTTGACCTTCATTAACATATGTATATGTTTCAGATTTATATATTACATTCATGTCTTCATCTTTAACTTCAACAGATATTAATCGTGAATCACTTACATTATAAGTGTCATTTTCATATTGCTTTTCTATAATTACATAAAATCCATTACCCTTTTCTACTTGATCAGCATTAGGATGTTTAGATACAGGAGGTTCTACATTTTCAGATTCTTCCATTATATATTCGGGATATGCTCTTTTTATATCATGTTGATATTCTCCTATTTGAACACCTCCATATTTTTTATGTAAAGTAGATGATTTAGAAGCTAATGATGTTTTTCTTCTGTTATTATTACTTTTATAAGATATATGGACCCAAGAGCCATTTATCCCATTACCTTTTTCAGGAAATTCCCAAATCATTTGATCAAAATCTATATTTTGGTCAATAACCCAATTAAATATTTCATATGATTTAAAATTATTAATACTTACTAAATCAGAAGCATATCCATACATGTGTTGACTTTCATCAACCCCTCCTATATATTTATTTAAAGTTTTACTCCTATAAACTGAAGTTATAACTACATCCGGATATTGTGTTTTTATAGGATTAACACATTTATTCATAAGATTATTTATATTTGTAATAATAACTTCTTGTTCTAAATCAGGTCTATCAGGTGTATAATCATCTCCAGGAACATTACCTCCTATTAATTTAGCTTCTTCATCCCCACAATAAAAAATACTATTTTTATCTAAAGTTGAAGAATATATACATTGTTTTAAAGAAAAAAAAGTTGCCATAATTTTAAGGGGTATATTGTTCTAAATCTGTTTGGTCTGAAATAGCTGGAATAGGTTCTATAAAAAAGGATCCTAAAGGTTTATTTAATTCTTCAGATGTTATATTATAATCAGTTATTGATTTTATTGATTTATCATCTAACTGTACTTCTGTATTTTGATCTATTACATTATTATCTGAAGGAGCTACATCATAATATGCTACATTTTCTGGTACTATTTCTTCTTCAAGTATTTCTTCTTCAACAACTGGTTGTGGTGAATTTAATACTGGTTCTTCTTCTTCTGATATTTCTTGTTCTTCTATTTCTGGTTCACTTATAATATTTAAAGGTGGATCTGTTAATAAAGTGTTTATATTTTCAGATTGTTGTAAATTAGCTCCAAAAGATTTTTGGTAAATAGAAGCTGGTATGAAGTTTTTTAATTTTTGATTAGATGTTAAATATATACTTGATGCATCATCATCTATATCTTCAATTGAATGTACCCATCCTTTACCGTCTGTTTCTTCTAACTGACCATTTCTAATAATTAATATAGGATCTCCTACTGTACTGTTTTCACTCCATCTATTTTTATTTTCTTCTAATATACTTTCACCTATATTAGTAGAACCAAAACGAATTGAATTTCCAAATCTACCTTCTATTATAGTATCTCCTTCATAAGGTAAAAGGGGTTTAATTTTTGTTTGCTCTTTAAAATAATTTCCTAAATCTATATTTGTACCTTCATCCTCTATTTGTCTTACTGCTAATCCATTTTCTGTTTGTTTATAATCTCTTTTAGAGGCATCATCAGATATTCCTTTTGTAGTAGGAAGAGCATTATGGTGAGGATGATTCCATATATTTAAATTAGGAAAATAATAATTTGTAAAACCCCCTGTATTATATATGTTTTTATCATAGGAAGACATTATTAATACTATTTCATTTTTTAAAGGATAATTTTTTAAAAAAGAAAAAATAGGCCTAGCTGTATTATTTATATTTGTCCATGTTTGTTCTAAAGGTGTATTATCATCTAATTTAGTGAAAAAAATAGTCCCTATAGCATCATACCCCCCAAAATTAATTGCTTGAGGATGTTCTATATTTAAAATAATATCTTTAACTCTTACAGCAACTTGTGACATTTTATGATTCTTTTGGTGATTCTATTTGTTTGGGTTCTTCAACTGTTTTTGCTATTTCTTCAGCTACATCCATTAATTGATCCATTTCTTCAGCTGTTAATAATCCACCATCTCCTGTTGAAGCTGCACCTGTAGATAAACGTTGTACTATAGCTGCCATTTTAATTAGTTGGTCATCATTTTTAACACTAATTTCCATATATTCTTTAATTAATGGAACAACTACAGTAGCATCTCCTAAAGATTGAACTAAAGGACGTAATTCAGCTATTAAAGATGCTAATTGTTTTGCTTTTTTCTTTTGATTACCGTGAATTTCTTTTAGTAAATCTCCAAAAGATTTATCGTCAAATAATATTTGATTTAATGAATCCATATTTTTTTATTATAAATATGGAATTTTTTAGACTTTTACATGTCCTGTTGTGATATATTCATTATATAAGTCTTTATATAGTACTTTTAATTTTTTAGTTACTTTAGTAATAACAGGAGTATCTACTTCTGTCATTTCTCTTATGTAAATATAAAGTGCTTTTTTGTTAAATATTTCTAAATTTTCTCTTCGTTTAAATAAAGTGTTTATAGCATCACATACTTTTCTATCTTTTTCTTTTTTAAACATAGTAAACATATATTTATCAATATATTCTGTAAGGTAATCTATAAAATCTTTTATTTCTTGTTTACGTCCATCTCTACCTAATTGATGTAAAACACCTTCATCTTCATCTGCTGCTAATACATCTACTTTTTGTTTTTTCTTTTGGTAATTGTTATTATTATATAATATAAGATAATTTTTTCCTACTATAGAAAAATAACTAAATGCTTTAGTACCTTTTTCTGGTTTAAAATAATCTAATTTTTCTAAAAGAAAACAAATTACTTCATGTTTTAAATCTTCTAAATCATCTACTTCTGTATAATAGAATTTAAATGTATGGATTAAATTTTCCGCTAATTTATAAAATGGGTACCAAATTCTTGTTTTAAATATTTCATCTCTATCATCTTGATTAGATGAAGCTAAATATTCTTTTATAGCTGCGTCTGTATCTGGTGTAAAATATTGTTTTTTGGTTCTTTTTCTTCCTCTTTTTTTAGGACCTAATTCAGGTATATTAGCAATTATTGGTTCTGGGGGAGGACTAGGGGCATACTTAAGTTTGTTTGACATGTGGTTTTTACTAATTTTTATTTAATGGTAAACTCGTTTAGAGCTTCTTGAATTTTTTGTAATTCTCTAAAAAACCAACCAACTTCATCATCAGAACGAAATATTCCTTTATCATCTATTTGATTTAATCTTTCATTACAAGCTTGAATAGCTTCGCTTTGTTTAGCAATAAAATCTTCGTATTCTGTTCTTATATCTTCTAGTCTTTCAGCTTGTTTTAACAAATTTCTAATAATAAAAAAAGAAGCTACAAATACTACTGTTAGTATAATACTAAGTGTTATCATATTTAATCTTTAAAAAACGAATCAATTACACCTAATGTTGCTTTTGATAGGTTTGGGTTATTTGCTGTGTTTATTTTTTTAGCTGCTCTAAGTGTTTTATCACCCTTAGTAGCGTTTGCTGGTTTTGATTTAGTAACAGCACCTGATGCATTATTCCATAACTCAAATTCAATTTGAGCAGCCATATGATCTGCTTGATGCATTAATAATGGTAAGTGTGTTCTTAATCTTGTTTCTTTTTGACCAGACATAAAATAGAACTTATTTGACTCATCATATAAACCATCATGAATTTTAATTGTAATAAACTCATTTTGAGTAACTTTACAACCAATTTCTTGTAAGATAAATAATGATCTTTCTGGTATTTTCATAGCAGGAATGTCAGTATTAAATTTATATATTTGTCCTAATTTATCAATATGCCATTGTGAATCGTTTGGAGTATAATACTCGCCTTCTTGTTGGCCCATCTTACCTAAATCATGGAATAAAGCGGCGAAATGCATTTCTTCAACAGTATATGTGGATATATCACCCCCCATTGCTTCCCACGTTTTATATAATGAATTAGCACAATCAAATACACGTAAAACATGATCAGTATAACCACCTGCAAATGCTGAATGGTGCCAATTTTTACTTGAAGCAGGCATCATCATCATTCTTTCTTTATACTTGTCTAAAAATGGTAATAATATGTCTGTTCGTTCTTTTGAAAACGAATCCTCTACTACTTTAATATAACGATTCCAATTTAATTGGATTTTTTCTGCTGATAACATATTATAATCTTCCTGTGTTTTGGGCTCCTCTAGCTCCTAACGGGTTAATTCCAGATATATTTATCATATTTTGTAATTCTTCATATCTGTCTTTTAATTCACCTTCTTCCATAAAACGAAGAGCTGCTTGTTGTTCACCTCTTTTGATTAATGTTCTTAATTTAGCTAAAGCTTCATCTAATCTTTCTAATGCTGTTTGTGCTTGTCCTTCAAATGCCATAATTTTTATTTTTTATTTTTCTTAAACATAGTAACTTTCTTTGGTGTATCCAAATCTTTTTTACGAGGTTTTTTTCTTTTAATTTTTTCCACAGAAGGATAATAATCCTCTGTCCATTTTTCAATATTTTTAATTTTCATTTGTATATTTTTCGTATTGTGTGTTACACCAATTCATATTTTCTTTTAACATTTTTTTACGATCTAGTGGTATATTAAGAAAATCTGTTGTTTCAATTAAAAGACCTATCGCTAATATACGGGTTAAATCAGATTGTGTTCCTTTTTCCTGTATAAGTGTTTTTAATAATTCAACACTTTTAAGATATTCATCTCTTTTAATT